AAAAGTTCTATGTTTGTACTTTTGGAGGAAAAAATGGCAAACCATCCTATCCCCGATCAAGGTAATGAATTCATTGAATCTGGTATGACACTTATCACGGATCCCCGTAGTGATAAATATCTCAACAAAGCAAGACAAGGCAAGAGTAATCCTCCTGCTGACAGAATGAGTAAGTGGTGCGGGGGCAAAAATGGATTTGACGATTACGTTGAAAGATTCTAATGGCAATCACAGGAAAAGTCAGTGATATTTCAAGAGCATTCAGGGATGTGAAACTTTCATTCCTGAAAAATCCTGCTACAGATGATGTCACACAGGTAAAAGACGCAAATGCGATCCGTGATGCTGTAAGAAATGTTATTTTAACCAGATTTGGTGAAAAACCCTTCAACCCTTCTTTTGGATCGCAAGTAGGCAATTTACTTTTTGAGAATGCTGATCAATTTTTGGGTGAAGTTCTGAAAGATGAGATTGAAACAGCAATCAAGAACTTTGAACCCCGAGTAACCGTTGAGAACACGGATATATACTTACTGGAAGATGGCAATGAAATTGAAGTTGAGATTGAATTCCAGATTATTGGTCAACCACTAACACAAACTGTGACATTCCTACTAGCAAGGTAAAAAATGGCAACTAGACCTTCAAATTTAACGACTCTTGATTTTGAGGAAATCAAAGAGTCTATCAAGTCTTACCTTAGAACTAGATCGGAGTTTACCGACTACGATTTTGAAGGTTCTACACTGTCGTATCTGCTGGATATCCTAGCATACAACACATATTACTCTGCGTTCAACGCAAACCTTGCTGTCAATGAACTATTTTTGTCCACATCAACAATTAGGGACAATGTAGTCAATATTCTTAAGTATTTCAACTATACACCTGACTCAATCAGTGCTTCTAAGGCTGTTGTTAACGTATCACTGGTTGTTCCTCAGATTGAAGATGGTGAATATCCAAATACTGCTACATTAAAAGCAGGATCTGTCCTTGCATCAAGAATTGATAATGAGTCTTTTATATTTTCAATTGTAGAGGACGTTACTGCAATTGTTAACTCAGTTACTGGTGAAGCACAGTGGAACAATCTTACAGTTTTTGAGGGGCAACTTCTAGAATATGAATATGTGGTCGATAAGACTGATGCGACTCAAAGATTTGTCATTCCAAACGAAAATGTTGACGTATCAACACTGAAAGTTTATGTAAGGCAGTCTGAAAATTCAACTGTTAGAAATAATTACGTCAAAGCACAAACTATCATTGATCTAGACTCAAAAGATCGTGTTTACTTCTTACAAGAGGTTGAAGATCTTAGATACGAGGTTTATTTCGGTGATGGGGTCTTCGGTAGAGAAAGTGTTGATGGTGAAGTCGTAGAATTCAATTATATTCAGACCCAAGGGGCATCTGCAAACAACGCAGGGACATTTTCATTCACTGGAACTGTTATTGACTCCAGTGGTAGAGATATTACTTCAGAGGCAAAGATTTCAGTAGTCTCTAAGTCCTCTGGTGGTGTTGCTGCTGAGTCTTTGGAGAAAATTAAGTTCAAAGCACCCAGACAGTTCTCTACTCAGAATAGAGCAGTGACTGCAAAGGACTACGAGAACATTTTCCGTTCAATTTATTCTGATACTGATGATGTTATTGCATATGGTGGTGAAGAACTAGACCCACCTCAGTATGGCAAAGTCTTTTTGGCAGTTAAGACTAAAACTGGTCTAAACATTGATACAAATACAAAGAGAAATCTTGTCAGATCACTAAAAGATTATAGTGTTGCATCCATTATTCCTGAAGTGGTTGATGCGAAAGTTCTGGAGATTGAATTGAGAACTACAGCATACTATGATATCAATACTACCAATCTATCTCCAAACGAAATCAAAAATTATGTTATCACAGCAATCACCAACTACATCAATGGTGAGTCGGTGAAGAAATTTGATGGTAAGTTCAAATATTCCAAGATTCAGGCAGCAATTGACAATTCATTCCCATCAATTACGTCAAACATTACAAAACTAAGAATCCGTAAGTGTTTTGACCCTTCAAAAGGAATCCCATCTTCATATTGTATTGATTTCCATCAACCTATCAATAACGAGTGTCATGGAATCTCCTCTCTGGCGTCTTCAGGATTTACTACTGCAGAATATGGTGAAAATACGACAGTGTATCTGGATGAAGATGGTATGGGCAATATCAGACTCTTCAAACTAGAGGAATCTGTAAAAGTTTATGTGAATGAAAATGCAGGTAAAATCAACTACAAGACTGGGGTTGTGGACATAAATACCATTACTGTGCTAGGCACTAGTATTGGTGACCAGATCAAAATTTCTGTAATTCCAGAGTCTTATGACATTATTTCCAAATTCGATGTTTATCTATCAGTAAATGGATCTGCATGTGGTATTGCACCTGTAGTTAACGTTGTCCCTGATATCAGTGGCATCTCTAGAGATTCTTCAACTACAGGAAATACCGAACCAGCAGATTTCTCTGGTGGTGGAGGTAGTGGCACTAGTGGAACTAATGAAACTGGAACTGGTACAGGATCTACAGGTGGTGGTACAACTGGAACAGTTGGTACAGGATCTACAGGTGCTGGGTCAGTTGGATCAATTACAAATGATGGCACTGATGACAACCTAGATATTATAGGCCCAACAGACGACACTCCCGAGTGTTTCTAATCAGATAACTGAAATATAAAAAGAGATGCAAAAGAACATTGCCATATCGGATCGTATTGCAGGTCAATTTCCTGCATTCATCAGACAGGATTACCCAACTTTTGTAGAATTTGTTCGTGGATATTATGAGTCCCAGGAACGAAGTGGATATCCTATCGACATTCTCAATAACATCACAAAGTATTTTGATGTTGATACATATCGCAATGCCAAGATCACCTCTTGCACTAATCTGACTACTAACATTCTGAAGGGTGATACAACTATTCAAGTTGAGACCACTGAAGGTTTCAAAGATACTGATGGAATGATTCTGATTGACTCAGAAGTTATTACATATGCAGAGAGAACTGAGTCTCCTAAAGCAATCTTTACTACTGGCATTTCTGGTATTGAAGTTGATAGAAAACAAATTGAACTGGATTCTTTATTCTTTCAATTTGATGGTGTTCAAAGACTATTCGATCTAAAGTATCTTGGTGCTCCTGCTTTTATCGTTGATGTCAATTATCTTATCATCGAAATTTATGGGCAACTTCTAGAGCCTGGACTAGATTTTGTTGTCCTCAATAATAATCAAATTCAATTTACGAATGCACCCAGAGCAAGACTGCCTCTAGATGATCAAAATAGAACTTCTATCAAGTTTCTGAGAGGATTTGTTGGTGATCCCATTTCAAAACTTGATCGAATTTCAGATGACGATCTAAGAGAAACTCTTCCATCTGGTAAAAAAGTTTATCGCATACAGAAAGGTGGTGTTTCATATTCCCCACTTCATGAAGAACTAATTTACTTAGTTAATAATGGCATTAGACTCAGACCTTTCATTGACTATGCTGTTGTTGACAACAACCTCATTCTTAGTAGTGCAGTTGATCTGAATTTTGCAAACAATTTTATTGTTTCGATTGAGTTTGCAATGCCCGAGTTTGGCACTGGTGCAGAAGCAATTACAACAATTGATGATACTGGTCGTTTAACAGCAATTCCTATTAAATCTGGTGGTTCCGATTATACCCACTATAATCCACCTAAGGTTACCTTCAAGTCAACAAATGGCAGATTTGCTGCAGCAAGTACATTTGTTTCTGGTTTAACAGCAATCACTATTGTTGATGGAGGATCTGGTTATGATCCAGCAAATCCCCCTAATGTTACTGTTGGGGCACCTGAAGATGCTTTTGGTACTACTGCAACGGCGGTGGCAGTGGTTAATGCTGCAGGTTCGGTAACCAGAATAAACATTACTAATTCTGGTTCTGGATATACCAAACAACCAAAAATTACTATTGATAGACCTCCTGCAGCAACTGCAACAGCAGGGACTATTGTTAGTGGGCAATTGACTGATATCATAGTCACTGATGGTGGCAGAGGTTACGTTGATCCACCTAGTGTCTTTATTTCTGATAGTAGAGTTGATGCAGCAGGAAATCAAATTGGTGGTTCAGGAGCAGCTGCATCTAGTATCCTATTTGCAAATGCTGTTACTGATATTCTGATTTCAAATTTCGGTCAGAATTATGATCCAGCAAATCCTCCTATTATCACTATTTCGGCACCAAAAGGTGCAACTGCATCAGCAACGATTGGTGTTGGTGAGATTACTGGATTTGAAATCTTCGATTCAGGTACATCATACAACAAATCTGCATTTAACAAATGTTCTCGTGCTTTTTCTGGTCTTGCTGGTCTAGACTCTACTGGTGATATCAACTTCAAGACTTCTCTTGAATCAGACCACAGATCTGGGACAGAAGTTAAGAATTTGCAAGTTCTGTTCATCAAAAAATTCCTAGATGAAGTTGTTAAGCAGTTTTTACCTACACTACCATCTTCATTCTTCGACAAAGTTGATCCTGCACTACTGATTAAAAACATCAGAGATTTTTACGTCTCCAAAGGTACTGCAAAGAGTATTCAGTTCCTATTCAGGATGCTCTATGGTGAATCTGTCAATATTTCATATCCTAGAGAACAACTTCTAACTCCATCAGCATCTCAGTGGAAAATTGACACTCTTCTGCGTGTTAGAGTCGTTTCGGGTGACCCCACAAAACTTTCTGGTCAAGTTCTGCAACAGTTTGCAGATACTAGTGATACAAATATCCAATATGCTTCTGCACTAGTTCAAGAAGTGATTTCTCTGCAAATTGCAGATGAAAACATTTTTGAGATCTATATTGACGCAGATTCCCAAGTTGGAAGCTTTGTTGTTCCATACAAAACCATTCTTTCCGAAAATATTGGTCCTGATAACAGAATTATTTCTGTAGACTCTACAATTGGTTGGCCTGAGAGAAATGGTTTCTTCTTTATCAATAACTATGAAAGAGTTTCATATAAAGAGAAAACTCTTACCCAATTTATTGATTGTGAAAGGTATTATGAGCAACCAAATCTAACCCAAGTTTCTCTACAGGCAGGTACACCAGTTTCTGCAAATATTACCATTCAAGCAACTGATATCAATGGCAATCCTGTTGTGATGTCAATTCTTGGTATTGCAGAGGCATCTAAAACAGAAATTACCGATACCAAATCATATTATCTACCTGGAGATAAACTTCAGGTGGCAAATCTTGGCACAACTAGTGACAAAACTCTTGTTAAATCCTGGTTGTATAATGTCAAGAAACTACTTCGTATTAGTTCAATCAGTGTTACTGAAGATAATGGTGTTTACACAGCAACTGTAACCACAGAGAATGATAATCATGGAATCCTAACTGGTGATAGTATTACCATCTATGGTGCAACTCCTGCAATCTATAACGGTGTTTATGAAGTAACAAACATCATTACTACTGGAACTGGTATTGTCAACCAATTTACTTACATTTTGAATGGATCTGTCACTTCTGATGCGAACGGGACGATGTTCGTTGCAGTGAACTTGAACAAAGGTAAGTCAACTAACTTGACAGTTAACAATAATGTCAATGATTTTATTGCCAATGTCCAAAACACTTATATCAATAATGACTATTGTTATGTGTCTTCCAGTGGAATTCCCAACTATAATATTGGTCCTTTTGTCGGAACTTCTCTAGTTCCTGGTAACCAGAGACATCTGAAGAGATTCCCATTTGTTACTCAACCTACTTCAAGTAAAACTGAAACTGTTGCTGGTTCTACAGGTCAATGGGTTAATGGTGTTTCTCTGTACAACTATAAGTCTTCTGAAGGTGTTACCTTCGGTTCATTGACTAAGATCAACGTTGTTACTTCTGGTACTGGATATGATGCACAAAACAAACCAAATTTAATCATCACAGGTGGTGGTGGAACAGGTGCAAGAGGTGAAGTTGTTGTTAATGGTTCACTTACAGAAATTATTCTGACTAATGGTGGTTCTGGATATACCACAGTACCTATCGTTTCTATCGCAGGTGGTGGTGGAGAAGGTGCTACTGCAACTGCTGTTATTTCAAACGGTGCTGTTACTAAAATTCTAATTGAAAATGGTGGTACTGGATATACATCTGCACCCCAGATTTCCCTTGTGGGTGGTGGCGGTGGTGGTGCTACTGCAACTGCTTCCGTTCGTGGTCCTGTCAAAGAAGTTGTAATCACCAATGGTGGTATTGGATATACAACTCAACCTACTGTTAGACTAAACTCTGGTGTCGGTGCTGCTGCACAACCAGTTGTGATCAATGGCAAAATTGAATCTATTGCACTACTGTCTTCAGGTTCTGGTTATACCTCACCTCCTACAGTGTTTATCTCTGGTGATGGTTTTGGTGCAGAAGCAACTGCACAACTAGGTGAACCTGGAACTATCGAAGCAGATAGAGTTGTATCTGTCACCCTTTCAAACAAAGGTATTGATTACACCCAACAAAATACTACAGTCTTCCTACTGTCTATTGGTGAAGGTGCACAGTTCAATGTCGAGATCTTCAAATGGGAGTTCAACAATGGTGAAGTTTGGGAGCAACAAACTATTCCTAATGTTGGTCAATTCATTTTCCAGAAGTCAAATTATGCTCGTAGACTAGACGCAGCAAAGGGTTATGTGTTCACTTCTCAGAACTCACAGTTCGGTGGTGAATATGCACACCTGTCAAACCCAATTTTCCTACGTTACAACCTTTCAGATAACCTAGTTAAGACTACTGCAAACAACGTAGACACTTATACTGAGAGTGGAGCAAATAAGACTCACTCACCTATTCTTGGTTGGGCATATGATGGAAATCCTATCTATGGTCCTTATGGTTTCCAAGATCCTAACACAATCTCATCTGATGCTGTCAGAATGACATCATCTTACAGACTAAAGACTACTAGAGATAATGGACCTGACATTTTCCCCAAAGTCACTGTTACTGTAACAAATTTTGGAGTTGATTTTATTGTTGGTGGATTTGTTAGTAATCAAAGTGCTCCAACTGCTCCTGAATTTGGAGGTAGCTTCCCTGTTCTAGAGGTCCTTTCCTGGAATTCTGTAACTGGTGTTCTGGAATTGAAACCTTATGGTAATTATACCAATCTTCCTGTTGTTGGAAATACTTTAGTTCAGAGTGCACCTGCACAATCAGCTACTGTTACATCTGTTGGTGAACACTATGCTTTAGGTTCATTTATTCAAGACTATGAATATGTGTTCAATCTGGGCACTCTAGATGAATATAATGGTCGTTTCTGTAAAACACCAGAGTTCCCCAATGGTGTTTATGCATACTTTGTAACTATTGGTGCATCAGCTGATGGTCATCCAACGTTCCCATATGTCATCGGTGATAGATATCAAGCAGTTCCTAATGACTGGAATTTCTCAAATAGTTCAAATCAGGCATATTTGCCCTTAGACGTTACTCGTTATAGAGACGCATATCTGAATACTGACGTTGATGATATTGAAAGAACTCCCAACAAAGAAGCATCAGAACTGATTCTTGAAAATGGTGATGGTTCTTTTGGGCAAGATGGTGAAACTCTAGCACTAGCACCTGAAGATACTGATAATAGTGGATACGTTGATACTGTTATCACTATGACTAGTGTGACTTCAAACTTTGTTGCTGGTCAGACAATTCAATCCACAGGACAACAAATCAAAACTGCTAACGTTGTATCTTGGGATGCCGCAAATGCTATTCTTAGAGTTGAATATGCAGCATCTACTCCTGATGTAGAAAAGTTTGTTGTAAACGAAATTCTACTTCAGGTTTCTTCTGGTGCTACTGGTGTTGTTGAAGGAATCACAACATCAGAATCTGAAACCTTCATCACTCTACTTGAAGAACCTGAACTGGAAGTATTTGATTACTTCCCTTCAGTTTCTATTGAATCGAGAGTTGACATTGAAGTTGAAACTATCAATAGATTTGAATCTGCACGTGTCACTGGATTCTCTATTGAAAATCCTGGAACAAACTATGCTGTTAATGATCCCCTGATCTTTGACGACTCTGGTACTGAGGGTGCTGGTGTTGCTGCTTCAGTTGGATCTATTGCAGGTTTGACTATTTCCAACTACACATTCACCCTAGACGGATCAAACTTTAAAGCAACTGTCACCACATCTGGAAATAATGATCTAGAAATTGGTGATACTGTAATTATCAATAACCCTGCAGATAATCTGACTACAACCAAGACTTTCTTCACCAAGGTTATTGAAGGTATTCAGTCATTTACAGTTACTCAGTCTGGTACTGGTTATAATTCTCGTATTACACCCTCACCAAAAATCACTGTTATTGGTGAAGGTTACGATTTTATTGGAACTACTACACCCACAGCTGGTGGTGAGTTGACTTCTATTGACATCACAAACTCTGGCAATGGGTTTGATCCTCTTAGACCTCCCGTTGTCAAGATTGAACACCCACAGAAAGATGCTGCATCTTCCTATTGGTATGCAAAGTCTTCTGCAACAGAAGATCATATTAAGGTCACAAAACTAATCACCAGTAAGAATAAAGACGTTTATGCTATTGGTGAAGGTGAAAATGTCTTCACTGGTAGAACCTGGACCAGAACAGGTGATGTTGATTATACCGTTACCAACTACAAATTTGGTGGTAGTGCACTAGAACTAGATCAAACATCAAATCCAACATACATCTCTGCTTCTACCGACACTGATATTAGTCTAGCAACTGGTGAATTTACGATTGAAGCATTTGTCAGAGGCACCTGGGGGACCTCAGATAAGGTTCTATTTGGTAAATGGGGTGCAACATCTTCCGAACAGTCTTACATTGTTTATGTGGATAGCACTGGGCATTTGGCAGCAAAGATCAATACTCAAAGAGCAGCAGTAAATACCCAGACATTTTCCAATGCTGTTGTTTCATCTGCTGACCAAAAGTTTGGATCTAATTCAATTAAGGTTTCCAACACTTCCAATGCAGTTATTGAGACTGCTGCTAGCAATGCGTTTGCATTTGGAATTGGTGATTTCACTGTAGAGGGATTCTTCAAGTTTGCAGATCTCTCTGGAGCAAACACTCTATTTGATTTTAGAACTGGTGGTCTAGACGAACTACCAACACTATATGTGAACACCTCAGGTCAACTAGTGTATGCAACTGCTGGTTCTGATCTAGACACTTCTACTGGTACTGCCATTACTACTGGTCAATGGTATCACATTGCTCTGGTCAGAAATGGTGGTACAGTCAAGAGTTATGTTGATGGTGTTGAGTACAACTCAATCACACATGGTACAGATTTTGGAATTAGTGCAATCTTCCACTTCGGCACCAATTTTGACAATGTTGACCCTGTTAGGGACGGTTATATTGATGAAGTTCGTGTTTCATATGGTGCAAGGTACACTACTACTTTCACTCCTCCTTCTGCTGCATTTATCCCAGACCTAGATACCCTCGCATTGTACCATTGCGAGGATTCTGCTGGATCTGTTGCAGTTACTGATGATATTCTAACTACTATTGATCTGAATACAGCAACTGACCTTCTATCGGATGATACTTGGCATCATGTTGCAATCAGAAGACTGTCAAATGAAATTAAACTGTTTGTTGATGGTATTGACTCAGGTTCAACTTCTCTAGTTAACTTCATATATGCAGGATCTGCAGCTGCACCTATTTTGCCATCAAGCACCGATTTCACGATTGGTCATACTGCAGATACAGCATTTGCTAAGTCAACTTTATTGCAAGTTGATGGATTTAGATTCTCTCTTACATCTAGATACGATGATGCATCATTTACTGCACCCACAACAACTTTTGCACCAGATTCATTCACCACAAGTCTACTAAACTTCAATGGTGAAGTGGGTGATACTGCGATTGAAGATAGAGGTAAGGTTGAATATTATGCAGTAGTGATGAGGTATCTTCCCACTGGTGCACTAAGATGGAAGCAATTCATCAAAGCAACACCTGCCAATAGTGGTTTTAATAGCAAAATCAATCTGAAAGCACTTGCACTATCACAAGATGAATCTTATCTGATTGTGGCTGGTGAGACAAATACTAGCAGCACATCAACAGAAAATCCTGATATCTATGTTCATAGACTTGATCCTGAAGATGGAACTGTTGGTTCTAGTGGATGGCAAGTAAATATTGCTGGTTCTGGTGGTTCTGGAACTAACGAAGAATATGTTGAGGATATTTCTATTGGTGCTGACAATAAAATCTATATTGTTGGTAGAACAACAACAAATACAGTTTCAACCTTTGACAACTTCATCGTTGTCATGAGTGATAGTGGACAGGTTCTAAATTCTAGAAAGGTTAACACCAACACTTCTAATGACTATTTCTATGGTGTTCATGCAACTTCAACAAATGGTGAGGTTGTCCTAGTTGGTAAAAATGCATCTGCTAGTGCAGAAGCACTGACATTCACCAAACTACAACTAGATCTCGAAAACTATCCTAATATCGTTTCAAACAAACAGCATCTAAAAGGGACTGGCACCGAATCATTCGGCAAAATCAGATCTGACATCGATGAAGATGGGAATATGTATGTCCTCGTCGAAGTTTTAAATGCTGGAATTGCAAATCAAATTCAACTTTTGAAAATTGCAAATGAGAGCCAGTCATACAATTTTGGTGACATTTATTGGCAGAAGTATTTGAATGCTACGGTAAACACCACAGTTTCTATTGCTGATATCAGTATTGATGTCTTTAGAGAGATTCATATTGCGTTCAACCACATCAACACCCAAACTGGTGTTTCTGAGGCATATATTCAAAAATATGATATCTTTGGAACTCAGGTTAAATCCACAAAACTAGATTATGATTCTCAAGAAGATGCTAACTATGACTCTGCCATCATTCTAGGTTGTACATCTGATGTATCTGGTGATACGATTATTTCTGGTTGTGTCGTCAGATCTAAAGAGATTGGAACAAACTATGTCACACCATTTGACACTAATTCATATCGTCTGTCTCAAGAATCTCTACTGATCTTCAAGTTTAGAAAAGATCATGACTTTAGAGTTGAACCTGATCAAACCACAGTTTCTAAGAAGTATCCCAGAAAAGCACAAGCAACTGCTTCAAATCATCCCGACTGGAATAGTGCTACGGTTTTTGCTGCTGGGTCTTTTGCAGTTTATCTAGGTAATATCTACAGAACAACTGCTGGTGGTACAACTGGTTCAAATCCTCCAACTCATCTGACTGGTGATACATCTGATGGTGGTGTGACTTGGACTTTCCATTCCACCAAAGGTCAACTCATCTTCGGTAGTAAAGTTTATGTTGTCGATGATCAAGCAAACACAGTTTCTGCTTATGTGACTTCATGGGATGTTAACTCTCAAGAATTGGTCCTGAATAATGTTTCTGGACCTATGATTGGTAACCCAGATTTCTTGTATCAGATTGATGAAGATAATCCCTCTGTTTATAATGCTGCATTTAATCTGAATACCTTCATCAACTTTGCAACTGAGAATAACTACAACTCTCAGTACACTCTAACTGTCAATGCATCTAATGATTTCACAACTCTAGCAGATTCAACCAGAAATATTTCAAATATTGCAAATGGTGCAGCAGGTATTCAAGCATTTGATATTTCTGATGCAGCTGCAAGTGGATTGACTCTGGCAAATGATTATATCACTAATCCAAGAATCACTAACTACTCAACCAGAATTGCAACTGTTCCTAATGAAAATGGTCAAGAACTCAAGGTTACTGCAAATGTAAGAGAAAAGTATTATATTGAACAAGCAAATGTTGTTAGAACTCAAAGAGTTATTCAACTGAATCTTGATGGTAGTGCGACTTATACAGTTGGTGCAAGATTGACTCAAGCAAATACTAGTGCTACTGGTCTGGTTGCAGAAGTTACTTCAAATAGAGTTCTGCTCTATGATGTTGGCACATCTGCATGGCAAATTGGTTCTGGAAATAGTATCAGTTCCAATGTTGCTGGTGATACTCCTTCTAGATATCCTGTTACATTCAGTGAGACTAAGTATGTGTTCGTTAGAACTGCTCTCTCACACTATTTGACTCCTGGTCAAATTATCAATGTTGAAGGATATAACGAGTCAACTTGGACTGGCAATTTCAACGTATATTCTGCTCCTGGAATTAGAGATTTCCTATATGAAGCAGAAGATGCTGCTGTTGTCCTGAATAGCAGTACAGTTCCTAGTGTTACAAACAACTTCTCCTTCGGTGGTAATATCAACAATGTTTATGTGTATAGCAAGGCACCTGTCCTCAATCTAATCAGAGGTCAGAGATATCAGTTTGATACTTCACATCCTTCAAATCTACCTTACTATCTCAACTTCTCTAGGGACAACCTGAATAAAATTGAATTTGACTTTAGAAACATCCCTCTAAGACAAACCAGCACAATTACTACTGCAGGTACATATGTCACCATCGAACTGACATCTGACATTGAGCAGATTATTTACTACTATGCACAAGACTATAGTGGTGATAACTCACTAGTCGAACCCACATCATTCGTTAACATTATTGACAATCCCTATAGTGGAACTTTCACAGTCACATCAAAACCAACTGCATCTTCATATACAGTTAATCTGACCGCAGAACCTGACACTGAAGTTGCTGCAAATATTGGTAGTACAAAATATTCAACTACTTCTAGAAATGTCACTGGACCCATTTCCACCATCAAACTAATTAACTCTGGTGGTTTCTATAGAAAACTGCCTGAAGTTACTGGTGTTATCACTAACAGAAATATTACCAAGATCCTCATTGATCAAATTGGTCAAAACTATGTCGATGGAACTTATTCCAACCTAGACATTGTTGGTGATGGTACTGGTGCAAAAGCACAGATTAAGATCATCAGTGGTGAACTTGCTGAGGCAACTGTAACTGATCCTGGCATTAACTACACCTTTGGTACACTCTCTATCAACACTATCCCAGGTATCATTTCTCAGGGTGGTGCTGGTGCTGAAGTTACTGTGTTTATCCCACCCACAGGAAATGGTGCTACCATCTTCCCAACTGGTACTGAGATTGGTAAGATCAAGACAATTAAGAACTCCAACTTTGGTTTTGACTATCCTCATGACTATACTCTACGTCCTGAGATTACGTTCCCAGTCAACCTGCAGTTGAGAGATGCATCTGCTCTAACAGATATCAAGATCACAAATCCTGGTTCTGGTTACACCACTGTTCCTGAAGTTATCATCTCAGGTGGTGGTGGATCAGGTGCTACTGCGGTTGCAACTGTTAGAAACAACCGACTAGATGGTATTGAAGTTACCAATCCTGGACAGGGTTACTCTTCACCTCCTGCAGTTTCTATTGCATCCGTCTTTGCATATCAGGTCAACCTGGATGATCAGTTGATGCAGTTCTCCTTCCCTCATGGCATCAATACTGGTGACGTTATAAGACTGCAGGGTGAGGCACTAGAAGGTGTTGCACACGTTCTACCTTCCCCCTCTAGTGCTGGTCTTGTTTCACTCGACTCTGCAACTAACTACTTTGCTGTTGCTGGTACTGTGAACGGTCTAGATGATGATCAACTTCGCATTGCACTGACTCTGCAAGATGCACAAACTGGTGCATTTATCACTTTTGCAAACACTGGTCAAGGTAAACAGCAGGTCACTACCGAAGCATTTGCTGGTGCAGCAGAAGCAATTGTTGACGTTGTTTCGTTCTTGCCTGGTGAATATGTATATCAGGGTGATGATCCCAATAGTGCTAATGCTTCTGGATATGTTTCCGAAATTGATGGTTGGCAAAAAGGTCCTCGTATTCTGAGACTCACTAATCCAACTGGAACTTTCTCCTCTGATCAAACAGTCACAGGTCTTGTTTCTAAGTCCAGTGGCACTATCGATAGTATCAACCAGTCTTCTGGTATCCTAAACATTGCATCCGAGACTCAGACTGCAGGTGAGTTTGCTGATAACATTGGTCTACTAAATGATTCTTCCCAGAGAATTCAAGACTCTTACTTCTATCAAAACTTCTCTTATGTTATCAAATCTGAAGTTGAGATTAGTGAGTGGAGAGATACTGTCAAGAACTCTGTCCATCCTGGTGGTTTCAGAGTCTTTGGTGAACTAACTCTACGTGAACCATCAGATATTATCGTTGGTTCTAGATTTACTACATCAGTCGAAAGAAAGGTTGAAATTAGTGACTTTGTTTCTACTAGTGTTATCCCATTCTTCACTAATGTTGAACCTGTTTACGAAGCACTAGCAAACTCCAGTGTTTTGTTCAGAGATAAAGATCTAACTTCTTCTGAGGTTATCTTGACCTCGGTTGCTAAGAAGATTGTTGACTTCTCAGATCAATTTGACGGTGAGAAAAGATCATTCACTCTACAAACAGGTGACCCAGAGAATGCAGGTGATACTCTGAATATCACACCTCCTGCAGACTCTCTACTAATTACTATCAACGGTCTTGCACAGTCACCTTCAACTGGTACAACCTCTACAGCACCTCCCAATTCGTTTGAGGTGTCTGGTTCTACCATCACCTTTGCAGAACCCCCTGCACCTCCCACCAAACTTCAGTATAGAGAACTTACTTTCGATAGCACAAGTAAAGTGATCATCTACCCTGAAGCAAATCTTCAGTGGACTGCAGGTGCAAACTATAATATTGGTGACTATGTGTATAATGATGTCTATGCATATCGTGTTGAAGCATCTGGTACAGCATCTGGTAACGTTGATGGTTCTTCCTTCACACCTACCGCAGCTAATTATGAACCCATCAGTGGTATCATGACAGTTACTATTGGTTCTCATGGTCTGCGTCCTGGTGATAAGGTTAGATTGTTAGACAATTCCTTCACATTTAGATGTGCCTCAGATAACTACCAAACGACTATCACTCATCCCCGTCCTGGTTCTGATACCCTGGCAGCAGGAAATGCACTAACAATTCTCCAAACAACTGCAACCACTATCACAATCAACGTTGGTAATGCTGGAACTGGTGCTTTCACTCACCAATTTGTATCTGCTCTACCAAACTCAGTGATTGAGGTCACTAATGGTGCACCAACACATATCACCGATGAACTGATTAGACCTGGATTGGCAACTGATCCTCTGTACAAGTACATTGGCACATTCGGAACCACACTAGAGATTGGTGATGAGCTGA